CTTCAATAGACAACAAAACTCAAATTTCATTTTATGATTTTAAAACTATAATGGATAAAAATCCGTACATAAAATCATATAATTTTTGTGGTAATTGGGGAGATCCAATAGCAACAAAAGATTTTCTAAAAATAATAGAATATATTGCAAAAAAAGATATAACAATTACAATTCATACAAATGGAGGTTTAAAAACAAAATCTTGGTGGGAAGAATTAGGTAAAATACTATCATGTAATATTGATAATACAGTTATATTTGGTATTGATGGATTAGAAGATACTCATAGTGTTTATAGACGTCATACTAATTTTAATAAAATTATTGAAAATGCCGCTGCATATATTAATAATACTAAAGCAATTTCAATATGGTCTTTTATACCTTTTAAACACAATGAACATCAAATAGAATCAGCAAAAGACATGGCTAAAAAAATGAATTTTACAAAATTTATTATTAATAATACTGCCAGATTTAAAAATACCAAAGAATTTATATTTTATGAGGATGGTTTAAAAAATATATTGGAAAAGGCTGAAATATCACCGGAAATTGTTTATAATTATAGTAATAAAATAGAATGTTTTGCTAAAAAATATAGAAGGATATATCTTTCATTTGATAAATTAGTATTCCCTTGTTGCTATACTGAAGGTTCATTTAGAAAAAAAAATGACGAATATCTTAATGATATAATTGAATTTAACGATTTAAATAAACTTAATGCATTAGAATATTCATTTGTTGAAATTATACAATCTGATATTTTTAAATTATTGGAATTATCTTGGTCTAAAAATAATCCTAAAACGTGCTTTAGACGATGTTCATTAAACCACTCAAACATTAGAGAAATTAGTTATTTGTAAAGTTAAAATAATGAATAGTTTTCAACGTAAGGAAGCCAATCGTTATTACTGGATAGTAAAAGGAATGCTGATTCCTGAGAATTGGTCAGATGAACAAGTTATGAAAATATATGATTCATACTTTAAAAGAATCTGGGGTAACCATGAAGCCATTGTGCACGAACTTGGCTTTGAGGCTGCATGGGCAGCAAGACAAGCTAAAAATAAATTAAAATAATTGTTTACAAGCCATCCAGTATGTGATACTATAATGATGAACATAAAACCATGTGGATAAAACTATGATCTTGATTGACTACTCCGGAATTTCCATTGCTCCCATTGTGATGGGTCAAGCCAAATTTAATGATGAAAACCTTATCCGTCATATGATTCTGAACACGATCCGTATGTATCGTCAGAAGTTCAAAGAATATGGTGAGGTTGTTATCGTAGCTGACGCTGGTGGTAACTGGCGTAAAGAAGTATATCCCGAGTACAAATTTAAACGTAAGGAAAGCCGTGAAGAGTCTAAAATTGATTGGGATGAGGCATTTCGAATCATCAATATGGTTCTTCAGGAAATCAAAGATAATATGCCCTACAAGGTTATTCATCAGTGGGGCTGTGAGGCAGATGATTCCATTGCAGAAATTGTAAAATGGACTCAGGAATTTGGCAATTATGAACAAGTGATGATTGTATCTGCCGATAAGGATTTCAAACAACTACACAAATTTGATAACGTTCGTCAATATTCACCGATGACAAAAAAGTTTATCAAGGTGGATAATCCTCGTGTTGAACTACAAGAACACATTCTGACAGGTGATGCTGGTGATGGTGTTCCCAATGTGCTATCAGATGATAAAGTATTTGCCGAAGGTCGTCGCCAAAATATACTCTCTGCAAAGAAAAAAGAAGTATTAATGAATGACCCTAAAGCACTTGGTGAAGAAGTGTATCGTAATTATCTTCGTAATAAAAAGATGATTGATATTACGGAAACATCAGCACTTCCTGATCATACACGTAAGGAAATTATAAATACCTTTGAAAACCAAAATAAATCTAATTACAAAAGTAAGGTATTGAACTACTTTATTAAGTATCAATGTAGAAATCTTATTGAAGTTCTAGATGAATTCATTAGTTGATTAAGGCAATATACCATGGCTTATACTATTAAAAAACACATTTATGAAGTTCTTGAATTAGTTGAAAAAGCTACCAAGAAAGAAGAAAAGATTCAAATTCTGAAATCAAATGAATCATGGGCTCTAAAAGATGTGCTTCGTGCAACATATGATGATGCTATTCAGTTTCTTCTACCCGGAGGAAAACCTCCATATACGCCTTCCAAAGAAGGTTCAATTCCCTCAACACTTCTAAAACAAAACGTGCAATTTAAATTCTTTGTAAAAGGTGGTCCTGGTGAAAAAATGTTGCCAGTGAAACGCGAAAGAATTTTTATTAATGTTTTGGAAGCTATCCATCCTAACGATGCAGAACTATTGGTCAAAATGATCAATAAAGAGTCTCTTGGTAAAGGTATTACCAAGAAACTGGTCCAGGAAGCATTTCCTGGTCTTATTACAAAATGAGTAGGTGATAACTGTAACAAACTTCGAAAGGAGCCTACATGACTGAAATTCAATTAGCAAGGTTAGAAAAAGATACAGCTGAACTTAAGTCTTATATTCAAGAAGTATTACTGAAAGGTAATAAACATCTTGCTACTAAACTTGAGAAAAAGTTGAATTATCTTGAATCCAGAATTGCTGAAAGAATGGCTGCTTAAAGAGGGAGGAATCAGTAACCGGCTCTGGGAAACCAGGGTCGGTGAACTGGAGGAAATAAATGCCTAGATATACAATCATTGATATAAGCGACGATACAGAGTGGGAGATCCAATGTAGTTGGGATAAATTACAAATAGTTTTAAGTGAAAATTCTAATCTTAAACAAGGTTTATCAACGCCAAATTTTGTAACTCAAACGGGCAATACGATTAGTAAAACAAGTACTGATTGGCGTGATCTTTTGAAAAAAGTTAAAAAAGGTTCTGGTAAAGGTAATACCATTAATGTATAATAGAGAATAATGAAAAAAATAAATGCTCGTGGTAAAAAGAATAGAACTAATGATGGTGGAAAAGGTGGAGCTGGGAGTTCAGTGGTTAGATATGAAGATCTAATAGAGATTGATCCTATTACCAAGAATCAAGAGCTTGCATTTGATGCATGGGATGATGGGTATCATCTAGTACTTGCTGGTTGTGCCGGTACGGGTAAAACATTTCTAGGAATGTATTTTGCTCTTGAGGATGTACTTGATCCTGACACACCATACGAGGAATTAATCATTGTTCGTTCCATGGTACCGACAAGAGATATGGGATTTCTACCTGGAACAAAAGAAGAAAAAGAAGAAGCTTATACAGCACCTTATCTTGCTATCTGTAATCAACTATTTGAAGATAAAGCCTCTTATAATAAAGCTATTACACAAAGAAAAATCCGATTTGAATCTACATCATTCATCCGTGGTACAACATGGGATAATGCAATCATTCTTGTTGATGAAATGCAGAATCTAAACTTCCATGAACTTGATTCTGTTATTACAAGAGTAGGGGAAGATACCAAAATTATCTTTTGTGGGGATTACAAGCAGTCAGATTTTAAATATAATGATGAAAAGGAAGGTATTCATAAATTCCTTGCCATTGCTGAACAATTAAAGAAATTTAAAACCATTACATTTGATTGGGAAGATATTGTTCGTTCTGATTTTGTTAGAGATTACTTAATGACAAAAGAAATGTTAGGATACTAATATGATAGAAATATATGGAAGGAATAATTGTACATATTGTCAAAAGGCAAAAGCACTTTGTCGAGAATATAGATTAGCCTTCACATATTATCCTATTGATCAAGATGATGAATATTTTATGAAATTTATGGAATTATTTCCTGATGCAAAAACCATCCCTCAAATAATGTGGGATAGTAGATACATTGGTGGTTATAATGAATTAACCACTGAAATTGAAAACCTAGGACTTGGCAATTACGGACAAGGAGATTTTTAAAACTATGGCTAAGTATGGACGTTTTGACCCACGGAATAAGAAAAGCGGTCGGAACAAATATCGTTCATTGGAACGTGATATTCGTATTCATGAAACAAATAAAGGTAGTAGAAAAAAAGAATGGATGTATGAGGATAGTGATGACGATCTCTATACTCATGGTATGACAACACCAGGAGATTTTGACTACGAAAGTTAATTATGCATGATTTATATTATTTGATACTGGGAACACTCTATGGATTGGTTATTGGTATCATTCCCGGGGCCGGTGCTACTACTGGCCTTATTGCTATTTATAGTTTCCTTGCGTATTTTGGTGATCCTTACGCGGTGGTTATATTTACAATGGCGGTGGTCGCTGCCTCTACTACTGGTGATACTTATACTAGTGTCCTTCTAGGTATTCCAGGTGCTAACTCTGCGGCAGCTACAATGGTTGATGGATTCCCATTGGCACTTCAGGGTAAAGCAACATATGCTATTACAGCAGCAGTGGTTACATCCACTCTTAACGGACTCCTATGGGGTTCGTTAGTCTTTTTTCTATTACCATGGTATGCAAAATTAATTATGGTATTCCGTATACCAGAACTTTGGGCATTTACTGTCCTTGCCATGGCAACAGTGGCATTTGTAAGTAATAAATGGTGGTTTCGATCTATTATTGCTCTGTGTTTTGGTCTATTTATCGGTCTTATCGGGGTTGATCCAGCAACCAATGTTGATAGATATACATTCGGTTGGTATTATCTTGCCGATGGCTTACAACTCATTGCTGTAACCGCCGGTTTATTTGCAATTCCTGAAATGTTAGAAGGTCTTGTAAAAAGAGACAAAACATCGGCAATTAAAGATAATGCAAGACAAACCTGGGATGGTATAAAAGCGGTTTGGATTCATAAATGGTTAGCACTCCGTGGTGGTTTTATTGGTGCATTTATTGGTGCGTTACCAGGTCTCGGTGGTGGTATGGCAGATTGGATGGCTTATGGTCAAGCAGTAGCAACTACCAAGAATCCTGACGTTCCATTTGGTAAAGGTAATATCCGTGGTGTAATTGGACCAGAAGGATCTAATAATGCACAGAAAGCCACCAGTATGATTCCAACGGTTCTCTTTGGAATTCCTGGAGCATCATTTGCCGCCATTCTTATGGGGATCTATGCAAGTGTAGGGTTTGATTTAGGTTCACGTGATCTAATTAATGATGCTAGATTCTTTGATAGTATGACAAATGGATTTATGTGGGCAACATTAATCACTGGTATTATTTGTTTGTTTGCTACAAAATATATTGCAATGATTGCTATAATTCCATATAAGTATTATTTTCCAATTCTGCTTGCCTTTGTTGTATGGGCATGTGTACAATATACCGGTGGATGGGAAGATTATGCAGTGCTTGCTATTTTTACAGTCATCGGATTACTATGCAAGAAATTTAAATTTAGTAGACCGGCAATCCTAATTGGATTTATTCTTTCTGCCAAATTTGAAGCTCTTACAATACAATTAACTACCCTATATAATATAGATCAATTACTTGATCGTCCAATTTTCCTAACATTAATTGCCTTTTCCATTGCCCTATTCATTTGGGGTATTACTCGTAAATCTGAAATGGAGTTTTCTTAAAATGAAATATATTCTTTCCTTTGTACTAGCAGTTTTTGCTACTACGGCAAAGGCTGACTTTACTATGTTAGTTCCACAAGGCCCTGGTGGCGGTACATCTGTATGGGCTGAAATTGTAGCTGCTGAACTTCAAAAATATCTTGACGAAGATATTGTTATTGAGTACTATCCTGGAGCTCGTGATATTCCAGGCTTTAATGAATTTCATAATAATCGTTTAAATGATCCGAATGTTATCATGGTATCTCATGGTGGTAATGCTGTATCATTTCTACAAGAAGAAGTAGATTATGATTACCGTGAATATGAAGCAATTGGACTCATGAATCTAAATATTATTGTAGGCAAATTGCTTAATGATGATATGGAGAATGGTGTACGCTTTGCAGCTGGATCTGGTAATACACCCGAGGCATTTGCTATGACTTTGCTTCTTTGTGGTCCAGGTATGTCTGTAGAAGAGTATATTGAATGTTTCCAGGAAAAAGTTACTTGGGTCAATGGTATGAGCGGGGGAGATCGTCGCCTGGCGTTCCAAAGTGGTGAGCTGAATGCAACACGTGAGAATCCTGCAGCTTATCTCAAGCACGTAGCTCCTAATGAAAATGCCACTGTTTGGTTCCATCACGGTATTTTAGGATTGGATGGTGTTCGAGTTGATGATCCTAATTATACCGGGTTTTTGTTTGAAGGTCTTTTCTATCAAAGATGGGGTGTAGAACCAAGTGGTGAATTCTATGAAGCATATAATCTGGTTCGTTCATTCAGAGATGTTCTGCAAAAAGCCATGTGGGTAAGTGCAGATAATCCAAATCGTGATCGTTTGGTTGCTGCACTTGAAGAAATGACCAATAATCCTGAGAGTGTTGCTGCAATTGAAGCGGACGTAGGTAAATATGAATGGGTAATTGGTGATGATGCAAATGCCCTTCGTGATAATCTTATGACGTTTATTACAGAGGATGCACTACAGGATTTGGTTCAATTTAATACAGAAGCGTTGGATCTTGCCAGTGTCTATAAACCAGAACTTGCACAATAACTATATTCTTATGACAGGTGCGCCGGGCTCCAAATGGAGCTCGGTTGCTCGTGATATTCGTTATTGTCCAGAATTGGATCGTAGTGATGCCAGTAATGAAAGAGAATAT